ATGTACCTTCTGGAATAATCAGGAGAAAAGATATTTGGGGACAACTGGTTGAGTATAACAATATACAGTCTCACCCATATCCACCCTGTCTGGCGGGTCTTAATGAAAAAATAAAGGGCACGCGATTTGGCGAGATTACATTATTTATCTCAGGAACTGGTGCAGGCAAAAGCACTATGCTCCGAGAGATTGGCCTCGATTTTCTAGAGACCACTAATGAAAAACTAGGTTGCTTGTTCTTAGAAGAGTCTCCGGCAGAAACTGCAAGAAAGTTTTCGGGCATGGTTCTTAATAGAAATCCGGCAAAAGAAGAAATACCTGTCGAGGATCTTCAAGTTGGTTTTGAGAAGGTGTTCGGTGCACTCGACTCTTCACAAGAAGAAAGAGTTGTTGTGTTAGATCACCAAGGTTCACTAGACGACACAGAACTCATTGATAAGTTAGAGTATATGATTCTTTCAGGTTGCACTAGAATTTTAATCGATCATATCACAATCTTGGTTTCTGAAGGTGCTGGCAAATTAGTTGGTAATGAAGCCCAAGATAGAATTATGAACGACCTTCTACGATTAGTTAAAAAGTACCCTATATGGATTGGTCTGATTTCTCATTTGAGAAAAACCCCGGGCATTGCCGGTTCTGTCGCCTTTGAAGAGGGCCGCATGCCTTCGATCGATGATATAAGGGGCAGTGGCTCAATCAAGCAAATATCTTTTGATATCATAGCATTTGCCAGAAATATGCAGGCCGAAAATGCTGACGCTAGGAATAAGACTAGTATCTCAATACTGAAGTCGCGTTTCACAGGTTTAACTGGTGCGGTAGACGGTACCAAATACAACTGGGACACAGGACGCTTAGAGTTCTGTCCTCGGGAAAAGAAACCTAAGAAAGACGAATTTGACGTTGTTGAGATTTTTAAACTCCCTAAATAACGAGGTATTAGAATGTCAGCAGAAACACCGTGGTCCACAGTTGGATATCTAACTTTCAAACGCACGTATGCACGGAAGTTAGACGAAGATTTACCCGAAGACTCTCCCACGGAAGAGTTCGAGGATACAATCTCGCGTGCGATAGCGGCATGCGATGAACAACTAGGTTGCGGCTTCACTGCCGCTGAAGAGCAGCAGCTTAGAGAGTACATGTTGTCTCTCAAGTTTTCAGTAGCTGGTAGATTCTTATGGCAACTGGGTACAAAGACTGTTGATAAAATCGGTCTATGCTCTTTACAAAACTGTGCAGCTACCGTTATTGACAACCCCATAAGGCCTTTCACATGGGCCATGGATATGTTGGCCCTAGGGTCTGGCGTTGGGTATAACATCCAAAGGAAACATGTCGATAAGCTCCCACCAGTGAAATCTTGGTTTAGAGCGCCTACTAGATGGAATAACAACGGCGCTGATTTCATTGTACCAGACAGTAGAGAGGGCTGGGTAAAATTGCTCGGTAAAACATTGAAAGCTGCCTTTTATTCTGATTCAAGAGAAAGCGGCTTCTTTACGTACAGCACTGCGTTAATTCGCAGCAAAGGCGCTCCGATAAAAGGTTTTGGAGGTGTCGCGTCCGGTCCTGAAGACCTTGTGAAGGGTATAAAAGATATTGGCAAGGTTTTAGAAAATCGAAGAGGAAAGAAGCTTAGACCAGTCGATGCTTTAGATATTATGAATATCATTGGTGCTATAATTGTTGCAGGCAACGTTAGGCGTTCCGCACAAATTGCAATCGGCGATCCAGATGATGTTGAATTTCTATTAGCCAAAAGATGGGATCTTAACGATATTCCTAATTGGCGTTCCATGAGCAACAATAGCGTTGCTTGTGAAGATCTGAGTGAGTTACACGAATACTTCTGGCACGGTTATGAAGGTAAAGGCGAGCCTTACGGTTTGATTAACTTAAGGCTTTCCAAGCTTTGCGGGAGATCTGGCGACTTTCAATACCCAGACCCTGGTATCGAGGCGTACAATCCGTATTACCATTAAGCACGCGGATTTAAAACTGGGTGAATTCAGGGGAAGCCCCTCGTGGGTAATCCTGAGCTACTACAAAAGCTTTTTAGGAGATGTTATCATGAGAATTAAGTTGCTCGAAAATATCGACAACAAAACTTATGTAGAGACCGTGAAAGTAAGCCAGAAAATAGCCAACAGTGCTCCTTTTATATTCATAAATGAAAGCATGGTCATCAATTGCAAACAGTTTGCCGATAGTCTAATGAGTAAAATTGGAGCAAAAAACGAAGAGGAGGTCGCTATTTTTGAAAGAGACCTTATAAAGAGAGCAGTCGATAACTCTCTGTATCCAGAGTACTGCCTGTGTTGGCACCTTAGAGAAGGTGTTATCAGGGTGCATTATAAGCGAGGTGTTTTTTCTTTTTACACCGACTGTACAAAAATTGTAAATAACTGTCTTACGACTCACTTAATTGTAGAGGCTAGAATAAGTTACGAAGGCGCAGTGCCACGAGTGCACATAAGTTGTGAGACGCCTATTCCAACAAAACACAGAAATATTGCGCAAGAAAGCTATAGAACAAACAAGATCTGCTTCGGTGCAATCGGTATAGACTATGATGTCATAACAGATAATCAGCTATGTTTGTTATGTATGTATTTACTTGTAGATTTCTTTGTAGTTTTAGAGTGTGCACCAAAGGATTACATTCAGTATTTTCCCGAGAGTAAGCTCATGCGGCTTAAAGAAAGAAACAAGGTAAAGAAAAGCACAGTTTTTTACATTTCCCACTTTTCGGTTTTACCTCTTGCTGAAATAGTCAAAAGAGAGAAAAAGGCGCATCAAGGCGGTACAGTCATACCCCATTGGCGAAGGGGACATTACCGAAGAGTTCGCACAAAAAGGGGCTTCAAAGTCAGGTTTATCCCGGCTGTTATGGTGAATGCAAATAAACCTGCAGATATTATTCCTGTATTGAAAATTGTGAAATCTCACAAAAGAAGTTAATATAAAAAGTAGTGCAACGACTATCCCGCAAGGGAGTACACCACAAGCGATCGGTGGTGGAAGCGCCCAGACAACCCTCTCCAGGTTGTATGATATAGTCTGATCTGTACGGTAACGTGCAGCTGTGGAGGCCGCAATGGCGGCTTAATCCCGATTGTGATCTAGCGAATCACAGTGAACATTTTGGTGCAGAACAAAGCCTCGAGCCGTACGAGACGTGTTGCCTGGCAGAAGTATTTCTGCCGAACATAACGTCAAAAGAAGAGCTACTTGATGTGTTAGAATATGCTTATAGGATCAATAAGCACTCTTTAGCATTAAAAGCTCATCATAAAGAGACAGAAAGAGTTGTGCATAAAAATATGCGAATGGGCATTGGCATGACAGGTGTTCTTCAGTGCACAGAAGAGCAGCGTAGCTGGCTTCCAGAAGCCTATGAGTATCTGCGTGCATTTGATGTAGAATATTCAGCAGATAATGACATGCCAGTCTCGATTAAACTTACCACTGTAAAACCCAGCGGTACTCTGTCGTTGTTGCCGGGAGTAACACCTGGAATACATCCTGCGTACTCTCGGTATATGTTACGTCGTATTCGTATTTCAAGCTCTCATCCGTTAGTCGCCACTTGTAGAGAACACGGCTATGAGATCGAGTATATGCGCAATTTTGATGGTAGCTATGATTACGGGACTGTAGTTGTAAGTTTCCCTTTTGCGTACCCTGACAGTGTAAAGCTTGCCTGTGAAATGTCAGCTATTGACCAATTGGAGGAAATCAGGCGTATGCAGAGAGAGTGGTCAGACAACAGCGTCAGCTGTACTGTATACTACAAGCAAGAAGAGCTGCCAGAAATCAAAAGGTATTTAAAAGAAAACTACCGAGACTGTTTCAAGTCTTTATCTTTCCTTCTGCATAGCAATCACGGGTTTGATCAAGCTCCTTTGGAAGAAATCTCGAAAGAAGTGTATGAAGAGCTGGTTAAAAACACTCGTACAATCGAAAGAGTTGAGTATGCCTCTTTTGAAAGCGATGACGAGTGTTCCTCTGGTGCTTGCCCAGTAAAATAGGAGTATAAATTGAAAATTACAGGAGACACTGTTTATTATGGTCTTCGGTTTATTGAAGACCACCCGTCGATCAATGAAAAACAACATCTATTACAGACTTTCTGTGAGTTTCCTCTGTTTGAAAAAGTCTTAGTGTTCGCATACAACCCCTTTATAAGATATCACTTACGTAGTGAGTCTTTGCCTTATATTTCAGAAGAAGGCGAGGAAGAGTTTGGCGAGCAAGATATAAAATTGCTCACAATGTTAAATGATAGAAAATTGTCAGGTGCTTCTGCGCGGTTTGAAGTCACAGAAAGGCTAAAGACGTTGTCGAAGTCTTCAAGAAATCTATTTCTGGACATACTCGACAAAGACCTAAAGTGCAATATAGGGGTAAAATTGATAAATAAAGCTTCCCCAAATCTATTGCCAGAATCTGTATACATGCGTTGCTGTCTACCCAAAGATGTAAAAGACTTTAAATGGAAAGAAGCTCATGTCCAAGAAAAAGTGGATGGTATGTACGTATCAGCCACCTGTTCACCCAATGGCGTTGTTTTCATGTCCAGAAATGGACAAATGTTTCCCGATAATTGCCTTGCCCTTACGAATCTCGCGGCGGAAATACAAAGCCGTGTAGAAAATCGTGCTGTTCAACTACAAGGTGAGCTACTTGTAGAGAGTAATGGTAACACCATATCCAGAGCGGCGGGTAATGGTATTCTGAATAGCGTCTTAAAAGGTGGACAACAAGATCTCGATGTTACTTTCAAGTTTATTGTTTGGGATATATTAACGTACACTGAGTTATGCGCTAAACGTTCTGATAAGCCTTACAAAGAGCGTTTTGAGAGAGTTCAACGCATCTCGAAGAACGCTAAACACATAGCGGCGGTGTGGACGGAAGTTATAAACTCCGAAGAAGAAGCCATGGACTTCTTTAAGAAAATGTTGGTAGCTAATAAAGAGGGCGCTATCGTTAAAGAGGCTCGTGCTATTTGGCGAAACGGGACTTCTCTGCAGCAGTTCAAAATGAAGGCTGAGAGAGAGTGCGAATTAAGAGTAGCAGGTTTTTCCAAAGGCAAGGGTAAAAATGCAAACACTTTTGGATCCTTAAGATGTGTATCGGAAGACAATGAGCTTGAAGTATTCGTCTCGGGATTCACGGACGAATACCGGAAATATTTGTACCAACATGGAGACCTGCTAGGAAAAATTATTACAGTAAAATTCAATGAAGTCACCGATTTAAAAAACGGTCGTAAATTTTCTCTGTTTCTTCCTAGATTTATGGCGTTAAGGTTGGATAAAGACAGAGCAAACACCCTATTGGAGATACTTGATTTATGAAATCCAGGATGTTCTCAAGAACCATCAAAAATCATCTGAGAGGAGTCCTTCTGGAATTCTCGTCAGATATTCAGGATACCGACGTTCGTGAATGTTTTGAAAGGGACGCATGTATCATGGGCGGTGCAATCGTATCGTTATACACAAATACTGACGTCAATGATTACGACATTTATTTTAAGACAAAAGAATCTGCTATCAAATTTGTGAGATATGCCATCCACCAAAGAAAGAAGTCCTTTGAAACCCCCAACAACAATCAGTTGAGCGTTTCAGAAACCGTCATAAAGAACATCAGAAATGAAGAAGAAGACCGTCTCATAATTTCAAAATGGCCATCAAAACCTGCTGACGAGGACCGTCTCATAATAGCACGGTCTGGGAAGCTTCGAGATACCGACTCTAGATTTCCTTTGAAAGCTATTACCAATAATGCAATTTCCTTCGGTGGAAAGATTCAGGTGATCTTCAGGTTTTGGGGAGATTATGAGAAGCTTAGACGCTCCTTTGATTTTATACATACGCAGTGTATGTACGACCTCAAAAATAATCATCTGGAGGTTCCTGCACAAGCCTTTGAGAGCATGCTGACTAAAAGGCTGTTCTACAAGGGGTCTCTGTACCCGATGGCTAGTGTCATCAGAACAAGGAAGTTTATTGAACGGGGCTGGGGAATCTCAGCGGGTCAAATATTTAAGATGCTGTTACAGGTGAACAATATCGATCTATCTTGCAGAGCTACTCTTTTAGAACAAATCATGGGTGTAGATTTGCTCTACATCCAATCTTTTTTGCAACAGTTGAAGGACTTAGACGATACACGAGATGATTATGGTAAGCTCGTAATGAGCTTGCTGGATAAGATTTTTGACGAGGAGGAGGCAGATACAATAACGGAAGATTCTGAAGATACACTCGACGATGCAGCTGCGAGTGTAATCCTTACATACTAAAGGGTTATATTTCTCTAGCTCCACTTAAGAGCGAATAGAGTGGTGCACTCTGCTCTCGGCTGACGACTCTTGACGGCACCGTCCCCCGGTGTAAAAAGGTCCGTAGCAGCAGTCTCAGCTA